TTCATCAACAATTAGTAAATCTAATTCAGGAGCCGTACCATCATCCAGGAATTTGTTTATCATATCAGCAAACGAATACACGACAGGAACCCTAGAAAGTCTAAAGGATTCCCAAGCTTCTGCTATAGGTTCCAACATGTGAACTACAACTCCCTTACGTTGTTCTTTTTCTAAAGACAATCGCTCTTCTTTTAATGTGCAACAGTTAGCCTTTGCACGTTCTATGATGTCGAAGTAGGGATCTTGGACCACGGACCTAAGGCCTCTTGCATTCGTTCCATACTTCTTAGTAAGGTTAAACTCGTAGTCTTCTAGGAAATCAAACACATCTCTACCGCCCATCACTTGTGATATACCCATGATTCTTTTGCAGAAAGCATGGCTTGTACAGAAGTAAGGCATTTCATCAAAGCCCAGACCCAATCGTATATTCGCTCTGTTCTTTCCTTCCTCAGCTGCTTTCACAGAAAAAGATATAAACGCTATCTTCTCAGGTGCTACACCTTCATCAAGACTCTTCTCTATAATGTTCATAAGAGTTGTGGTCTTGCCCGTGCCAGGAGGCCCAAAGTATTTAACTACGTTTGTCATATAAGAATATAAATTCTGGTGTCTGTTCTCCAACATAAGCACCTGTTACATTAAAGTCTATCCACTCAACAGCTTCTTCGTAGGTCATTTTGTCTCTAGTCATAAATATTTCTACACATATATCCCAGTCATACACAGCTTTACTCGGACCAAAACCACACGACACACCTATAAAAGCGTCTTCTAAACCATCTGCTAACATAACACCATCTATGCCTTGTTCTTCTACATAGTCAGAAATTTCTTCTCTACTTATTCCCATGCCAAAGGCTCCTTTTGTGTTTTAAAGTCACTAGAGTCAACAGCATCTTCATCTATCTCGTATATGTCTAGCATCCAAATCTTTTTGTTACCAACAGTCCTGTCGATGTACTTAGCTATGTTTGTAGCTCCCATGTTCTTAAGCTCAGTAAATACCTCTGCTTCTTTTATGTGTCGCATCTTCTTAAACTCTTGGATGAAAATTACTGCATCTCTACCTGTAAACCACCATTGTTTAGTCTTCTCCTCTTCGTATCTAAATACACCATTAGATGCGATAGATAATCTAGAGGAAGACTCAGATAGTCTGCAAAATTCATAGATAGCTTCTTGCAGTAACCCTTGCTTTGTCATATCAGCAGGGACTTCTACTTCTTGCACATCTTGTAACAACGAGTTTAGCTTAGCCACCCAATCTGTTTTCTTTACATCAGGCGGACATATATTAAGAACCTCCATACATCTTTGTTGATACATAGAGAAGTTGTGCAGTTGTTTTGTGTCTAGCACGATTGTTCTACCATCTACGTCTAAATGCCAAAGCGGTGGATCAGTTAAATACTTACGTAGACCACCAAAGTTAGGATCACGTTCAGACGCATCAATGCCGTATCTTCTAGTCACGCAAATGCCACTCTGACAGAAGTCTACCAAAGGTTGTTTACTGCATTGGTATCTGTATTCTGATTTTTCTAAACTTTGTATGATTGTATTAAGCTCACTATGAGACAGAGCTTTTGTGCAAACTGTTTTGTTTATCTCCTGTAGTTTGTCTTTCCATTCTTCTCCCTCAGGGTGCACTTTGCGTAAGAATACACCATAGTTAAGTAATGCATTGTTACGCATACCCTCAGGTATTCCATTTAACTTCATGTGTATTAAACAAGGTGGGGCTTCATCCCACATGCTGCCTTGTTTAGTAATCTGTTTCTTTCTGCTTTTCTTTACAGCTATAAATGTGTCTAACTGCTTTTCTGTTACTGATACTTTATCTACTAAATCAAAAAATTCTTCTATGTCCGCAGCTTCTCCATCAGGTTTAAGTGCGTATCTTGTTGTGTCTTCTCCTGCAAAGTAAGGCATGTTTAGCCAATTACCTGTTTGATTTTCTTTTGGTAGTTGCTTAGACCACTCGTATTGTTTAGGAAAGATTTCATCTCCTGTCCTTCCCATGGCTGCTGCTATCTCCTCTAGCTTAGCTTGGAACTTAAACGCTGGTATCGGTTCCTTGGTAAATAAAAACAAATGAACTCCGCCTGATTTAGTCATACACGGCAACAGAGGTAGATTCATTTCTTCTATCCTGTGTAGTATTTCATTTGTATCTATGGGGTATTCGTCAACGTCTATGCAACCCCATTTGCAAGTCTCATCATCAGTCAATGGTATTACACCAATAGACAGGTCTCCTTTTAAATGTCTTTCCCAAAGATCTACGGTCAAAGGCTCTTGTAGTGTCCTTCCTCTGCCGTCTTTCTTAACACCTTTTGCGGTGTTCTTTTGTCCTGTGATTTCATATATACCGTGAGCTCTCTCTAGTCCTGAGAATACTTGCTTGAATTTGTGCGCAATTTCTTCCATACGTCCTCGTAAAGAAAGCTCCAGCATTGAGTGAGTGAATGCTGGAGCTTAATGAAGTTAGTCTTCCCAATCCTTATTGGACTCAGACTTATCTTCGATTGCGGAGGTCTGCTGACCAGGTAGCTGGTCCATTCCTCCATCGGAACAAAACTTAGAGAATTCTTCGGCCTCTTTAAAGAGATCGATTTCGTTCTCCTCCAATACCCGTTCCTGCGTAATACTATAGCTATACCACGACCCACGATCATTGGATTCCACTTGCGTCTTGAGACTGTACCAATGCGAGTATGCAGGTGGAGTATAGGCTCCCTTTGCACCTTGCAGTTTGGTTCCCTGTATCAGGGTGTTCCAACTACGCGAATGTTTAAGTTGTGATCCCGTCATGTTAATAACACATCTTTGAGGTGTGCCATCAACAAGCGCGTAACCATAGTGATTAGCAGTTGTCGTCAACTGAGTTTCCCCACTTGGCGTAACTAATCTACCTTGGCTATCACGTTGGCATCGATTCAACAGATCAGAATCTGCAGGATGCACAGTAACAAGCCCTCCACCTTTCTCACGTAAACGCCACTCGACTAGAGTCTTGTTGTAGTAGACAGGTAAAAAGGAGAGACCATCGTCTCCACTTATACAAGTGCTGTTGCCTGAATAGAAGATGTCTCCTTCCTCTGCGTCTGCAACATAATCTGCGCTGGCTTTTTGTCTTTGCGGAGACATTGCTTGCACTATGCTGATACGCGGAGTCTTGAGGTCTTCCGCACCTACATCTCCGAAACCTTTTTCTTCGATGTTTTCAAATAGGGACGTTAAGGCTGTCCCCTCTCCATTTTTCTTCGTTGCCATTTTTTTCTCCTTCTTTCTTCGTTCAACGATTAATTTTAGTTCGCTTGCCTTGATACACAGAAAACTTCTTCTGTATGTCTTGGTCAAACTCACCGTTACCTGATTCTATTTGTTCTTTGACAAATGCTTTCAGGGTGCTTGGATGCACCGCTTCCTTTTCCTCAGGTATAAACCCTTGTTTGGAAAGCGATACCACCAATTCTTTTGCGAGATCATCTTCACCCTGACCAAATGAAAGTGTCATGGTGTTTTTTATAATGTCTCCGTGTCCGTTATCTCGTAACCAGTTATGCGCTTCTTCTAAATTAGCTGCGGATATTCTGGCACTATAAAATGGTTCAGCTGATATACGTGAACCATCATTTAATCTAAGGTCCGACACACCTAGTTGTGTAAGTCTGTCGGGTATAAGTTGTTCTGAAAGTTCTCTTTGCTGATCTTTCAGGCGTTTTAATCTTTCCTCTGTATTGCCTACCTCAGCTTCTACCCGTAAAAGTTTTTGGCATAGCTCACTAAGGTCCTTTATAGAGTCTTCTGATATTTCCTCTACTGCTTTTGTTGTGCTCTCTTCAAAGAGATCTTTGATGTTTGACATTTCTCACTCCTTCTTTTTTTCGTTATCAACTTAAAGTTGCCAATGCATGATAGCATCTATATAATATATTGCAACACTTTAAGACGTGTTCAAATATATAACGAAGAATAAAGGACGGAACTTATGGAATTAACAAACTATGAATTTAAGAGCGAGCCGTATCAGCATCAATTAGAAACTCTCCAAGAAAGCTACCATCGTAACCTATTTGCATTATTTTTGGAAATGGGACTGGGTAAATCTAAAATCCTCCTGGACAATGCAGGCATTTTATTTGAAGAAGGTAAAATATCTGGACTGTTGATTGTGTCCCCAAAAGGTAACTTACGAAATTGGGACATTAATGAAGTTAACAAACATTTACCTGACCGCATAGAACGTAACGTATTGGTATGGCAACCAAACCATACACAAAAATGGTTACATGATTTTAAGACGATGGTTAACGAACCTAGCAACGGCACACTTAATATCTTCTTAGTCAATGTAGAAGCTTTTGCTACAGTCAAGGCATGTAAATTTGTAGAGGAGTTTATGGTTACGCACGATGTAATGATGGCCGTAGATGAATCGACTACTATTAAGAATCCAAAAGCTAAACGCACACAACATCTTATAAAGTTAGCACCATTAGCAGACTATAGAAGAATACTTACAGGGTTTCCTATAACAAAAGCACCACTTGATCTGTACTCACAGTGTTACTTCTTATCTCCTAATCTATTAGGCTTTAGTAGTTTCTATGCTTTCCAAGCTAGGTACGCCATAACCCAACGTAAACAAATGGGCAGACATGCATTTCAACAAGTAGTGGGTTTCCAAAAGTTAGAGGAACTACAACAATCGATCAAAGACTTTTCTATAAGGAAGATTAAAGATGAATGCCTAGACTTACCTAAGAAAGTTTATGTAAGAAGACACGTAGAACTAACTGACGAACAGAACAAAGCATACGGCACAATGAAACGTGAAGCACTTATGGTATTAGAAGATGAATTGTTTTCTACCATGAACGTACTGACTCAGCTTATGCGACTACAGCAAGTGGTGGCAGGTAGCTTACGTAATGAAGAAGGTGAAACAATCATATTAAAGAACAACAGAGTACAAGCAGTATTAGATCTATTAGAAGAAACGTCAGGTAAAGTTGTAATCTTTGCAGTATTTCAGACAGACATACAAGAACTAGAACGAGCCATTACTGAAAAGTTTGGTCAGGGTTCTGTAGCATCTTACTATGGCAAGACACCGCAGGACGAAAGACAAAATATTATAGAAAAGTTTCAGGACCCTGATAGTGATCTTAGATATTTTGTATCTAACCCACAGACAGGGGGCAGAGGTATTACATTAACAGAAGCCAGCACTATGATATTTTATTCTAACTCCTACGACCTAGAACTTAGGGTACAAGCAGAGGACCGCATACACAGGATTGGTCAAGAACGCAGTTGTACTTACGTAGACTTAGTATCACAAGGCACAGTTGACGAACAAATACTTAAAAATTTATTGAGTAAAGTTAAAATTAGTAATGAGGTTCTTGGGGAGGTTCGCAGTTGGTTCCAATAAAAGCTATAATTTATAGTCTATATGGAACAAGCAATACAATTTATTAATGAAGTAGGCTTTCCTATTGCTGCTGCACTTGGTCTAGGCTTCTTTATATGGAAACTTATCAATAGAATTATTGATGGCATGGAAACAAAACTAGATGTTTTAGACGATAAAGTGGCAGATCAAATAGAACAAATGGAATTAAGGCTCGGTACAAAACTAGACTCACAACATGGGATCCTGGTTGCTCTTATAGATAGAGTAAGATCTCTTGATAACGAGATAATCAGACAAGATACATTAATTAAAACCATTCTTGGAGTACCGCAGTTAATTGACAGTAACAAAATTGCAAAGGCAGATAGAGATGACCAAAGAAAAGACTAATGACTGGGATAAATATTTAGCAAAAATAAGTTTTTCTATAGGTTTATTTATAGTATTACTTGTAGTAGTTCTCCACCAAGTGCAAGCAGATGAAATGACTTACAAGTTTAAGAACCCGAGCTTTTCAGGGCAAAACACTTCGAGTCACTATCTGACTATAGAGAACCAAGAGTTCAACAGGAAAGAAGCTATACGTGAAGAAATTCAAGCCTATGTAGAAGACTTGGAAAGAGAAGCAGAAAACACAACATTGGCTAGGTTTATACGCAACCTAGAAAGTAGAATATATGCACAGCTAAGCAGACAGTTAGTTGATAGTTTATTTGGTGAGACTGCATCTGATTTTGGTGTTTTAGAATTGGAAGGAAATACCATAGAATATAGGGTTGAAGACGATAAGGTAACATTAATAATCACAGATGAAGAAGGCAATACAACAGAAATTACTGTACCTCTCGGTTCTTTTACTTTCTAGTTGCGCTTTAATAGTAGACCCATTAGATAATGGTGTGCCTCCAATGCGGGATATTGAACCCGCACAAGTAAGCTCTTTAATTGTTCAAGAGCTAAAGGACATAGGACTACCTGTCAAAAAACCCATAGTTGCAGTTTATGGTAAAAGTTTTTTAGACAATACAGGCCAACGTAGATCTAATAGTCAGTACGCTAGTTTTAGTACAGCTATTACTTCCTCTCCCGATGCTTACCTTATAAGGGCACTCAAGCACTCCAATTTTTTTGATGTTGTAGAACGTAAGGGACTAGACAACCTAACTAAAGAACGACAGCTTATACGTACAACCAGAGAAAGTTTTGAAGAAAAACAAAAACTCAAGCCTTTATTGTTTGCTGGCTTATTAATGGAAGGTGGTGTTATAGGTTATGAAACTAATGTTAAGAGTGGCGGAGCTGGGGCCAGGTATCTTGGTATAGGTGCATCAAAACAATATAGGCAAGATAGTATTACTGTGTCACTACGAACAGTTTCAGTCAGCACAGGTAAAGTTTTGCTGGAAGTATTAGTGACCAAGAGTGTATTGAGTGCTTCTATATCACAAGACGTATTTAAGTTCTACAGTAATAACACCGAATTAGTTGAAATTGAGAGCGGGATAGTAGAAAATGAGTCAGTAAATATAGCATTACAGGCTGCTGTGGAAACAGCGGTCTTAGAAACAATACTCGAAGGTTTAGAACTAGGGTATTGGGAGCAAAGAAGTGAGAACGAATAGACTACTTATATTGTTGTTTTTAATAGCAACACCTTTCTATGCAGCTGACAACGAGATATTTATAGATCAGTCAGGTGCTACATCTAATTTAGACATTGAACAAGTTGGTGGTAGTGGCAACATCATTGGTGGTGCCGATGCCGCAGCTGGTTCTATGACTGCACTAGATATCGATGGTGCAACCATGACGTTAGATATTCTGCAGAAAGGTTCAACAAACAAATTTCTTGGAGACATCTGGGCAGATACTTATACAGGGTACTTCTCATTCATAGGTGATAGCAATACTTTTAATATGTCTACAGACGAAACAAACGCTACTGGAGCTGATGGCTCTAACGTAAACGTACAAGTCACAGGCAATACAAATACCATGACGTTAAATCATGCTATGACTGCACTTGCAGCGACCTAAGATTCAGACTGGATAATACAGGGTGGAGGCAAACGTATTACAGCAGCCAGAGACATAGCCGGTGCAACTGACTACATGGATATAGATGGTTGAGACAACACAGTA